ACTAGTGTTGACTCCTACCCTACCCTAGCAGGAAGTGTGGCATTTCATGTGGATGATTGGGTAATCTGCTCGCATGGAAGCAACCCAACAAGACGCAGATTATTTGCATGTAACAAAACAGGTTGGTATCTCATGGAGGAAAATTCCATTGATGATAGTGGACGCAAGATAGGAAGTACAAGCGAGTCAGGCACAACTGCAATTGCAGGTAAACTTGTCACACGCTCATACACATTTGGAGATATTAGCGTGAAGAGTTGGAAGCGTGGTCAGTTGGGTGCAAACACAGTCAACCAGGATGCATTTAACATTAAGGTCAACACACTCGATCCAGACGCAAGTACAACAGTATTAAGCCATACCGCAGATGGCACAGAAGAAGCACTCTTCCGCTTTGGTACGGGGCGTACCCGTGGGTATGGTGCGGAAATTGAAATCAATGTCACAGCAGGCAGACCGAGCTTTAGACATGTTAGCTTGGAAGCTATAGGCGTAGGAGCAAATGCAAGACGTGAGGTGGCATAATGGCAATTACCTGTACAGTAACTCGTGGTTTTACATACGCAACCGGGGTAGACATTTCGGCTGCAAATTTAAATCAATTGGGCGAACCAACAGTCACAGTACCAAGCGTAACCGATACAACAGTAGTGCTAAAGAGTTTTGCAGTTGCGGATCTACCTTCTGCTGGAACTGCGGGCAAAGTAGTGTATTGTACAAATGGAGATGGTGGCAGTCCCTGCCTGGCATTGGACAATGGTTCAGCATGGTTACGAATAAATCTAGGGTCAGCCGTAAGTGCAAGTAGTGCAGATGAGTATATAATCGCAGAATGAATATACTTACCAAAGCAAAGAGTTTTTACGAAGATCTTGGCATGGATATGTTCAAAGACATTACCATGTATATGAGTTACGGGTATGTATTTAAAACTCCTGACTCATTACTTATGGGTAAGGCAGTACGCATTGATATAGATCAACATCCACAGGATCAATGGCAGGTGGAAAATCCAAATGCATGGTACGTACACATGGCCATTGGTGAGGTAGGTATAAGTGAATTTATAAAACGCATACCATATGAACTCCCATTTGTTGGATGGATGCGTCACATGAAAAAACAACCAATTAAGTTTTACGATTTTAACAGAATTATTCGGAGGAAATAACAATGGGAAGTAGTCCAGACATTAATTATCCAGCACAACCTTCTTATGGCGAGGGGATGGCAGACGCACTTAAAGCACAAGTACAATTACTTACAGGTACAGGAGACTTTGCAAGTACAGGATCACTTGAATCCTTACTCCCACTTGAAGAATCAATTCGTAAGAAGACTGCACAGACAGACACGGATATACTTAGGCAGACTTTACTTGGAACAACATCAGGAGGAGAAGAGCAAGAAGTAACTTATGATGACCAAGGCAGGTTAGTAAGAGGTTTTAGAGAAGCTCCTAGTTATACGATTAGAACAAGAAATTTAGATGAATCTGGAAATGATGTTAGTGTTGGATCTGAAAAATCACCTTGGAATCCGTTTGGATATAATAAAATGCAACTAGAGTTAGTTGATCAAGACGGAAAAATTATTGAAAGAGTTGAGCATGTAGCAGATGGCAGAACAAACAAAGGTGGCGTTGGCCCAAATGATATAAAAATAGGTCAACAAAAACTAAATAAAAAAATCCAAAGTAATAGTAATATCCCTGAAGATTTTAAACAATCTTTACTAAATAATATTTCAAGTAGTGGAGGTTTTTTACAAGGAAGTGGTTTTGCAGATAATGCACAAGCTTATGATGGTTTTAAAGAACCTGTAAGAATATCCGCAGGTAAAGGAACTCCAATTTATGCAGTAGATAGTGATGGTGAAATAATACAGGATGCTTCAAAAGCAGGGATGACTGAAGTACGTACATTACCAAAGCAACGCGCAGGTGATGGTATGGTCGACCTACTTGGTGACACACGAAACATCACACAATACGAAACCAAAACCGCAACCCAAGCAGATGTGGACGCTGGACTTGCAGATGAAGTGGGCAAGCAATTCGTACAAAAGATAGACACAACAGACCAAGCAGGATTCCGTGATGGTGAGTTTAAAGGTCTATCTGCAATGGCAGAAGATATACAACGTGGTAACTTATCACGCCAGCGTGAAGCAGACCTACAAGATGTAGCTCGTTTAGAACCACTCTTTGGTCAAATCATGGAGGATTATAAACCTGGTACTACATCTGCATTGACCGGGGCAAAAGATTTAATCGAAGAACAAAAAGATAACCTGCTTGGAGAAGTGGGAATTTCCGATCCAACAAAAGTACAAGCACAAGGTGTACAAGCAGATGCCCTACGAGCAGGTTTGATGTCTGATGCAGAAGAAGCACTTGGCCAAGGATTAACAGATCGTGAGGAACGACAAATCGCAGAAGCTGCACGTGCACGCTCCACCATGATGGGTAGAACATTTGACCAATCTGGTGCAATCGCAGAAGCAGAAGCAAGGGTTGCTGAAGACAACCAACGCAGAATGCAGAACCGAGGATTTGCACAATCTGTACTTGGACAGGAAGCAGGTATACAGACAAGTGATGATACACGCTCCATGCAGGCAGATCAATTTAACGTGGCCTCACAAATGGATGCCGAGAAATTGCGTGAATCTCTAAGGCAACAAGGATTGCTTGGATATTTAGACGCAGCCTCACGAGTATCTCAACTTGAGAACCAAGGACAACTCGATCCATTCCAGGCAATACTTGGACGATCTGGTGGTGGAAGCTTGCAAGCCGGACAATCTGTATTCGGACAGGCAGGCTATGGATTAAATGCACAACCTGCATACCTTAACCCAGAGAGTGGACTTGGATACATACAAAACCAAGCAACCAATGCAGCTAATATGTATGGTGCTCAAGTAGCAGCAGATGCAACCAGGAATGCAGGTATCATGAGTGGTATTGGTTCAGCAGCAGGTGGATTACTTGGTAATACATCACTCTTCTGCTGGGTAGCAAGAGAAGTATATGGCGAGCATAATCCAGCATGGAAGATCTTTCGTATGTGGATGTTCCTAGAATCACCAAGCTGGTTCTTTAAACTATACAAGAATTACGGAGAACGCTTCGCAAGTTTCATCGCAGATAAACCACGCTTGAAAGCAGTAATCCGTAAGTGGATGGACTCAAAAATAAGGAGATAATATTATGGCAAGAAAACCATTCTTTAGCGGAAATTACGGATCAGCGCTTGCACGGGTCGATACTCGACCCATCATTGAAGCCGGGCGTGCGCAAGGCCAAATGTACGCCAACATGGGAAGCCAGATTGGAGGCATGATTCAGCAGTATGGGCTTAACAAGGAGAAGCGTGCAGAACTTACAGGTGAGATTGAGGCTATGCTTCCACAATACATGGATTCATTTACTAACACAGGTAATGAAGTAGATGACAAAAAGAATTTCCAAAGACTAGAAAAGTTTAGCAAGGGAGACATGAGTATGGCAGACCTCAAAGGTCTAGCTGGCGAGCTTGCTATGAAGGATAAGGTTGAGGCTAGGGCTGCGCAGAATGAAGCACGCACGATTGCTAACGAGATGGGTAGAGTAAATCTAGATATAACTAAGCAATTAAAGGATACACAGATACAACTAGGAAAAGATAAAGGTGTTATATCTCGACTTGCAACGGATTTAGCAAAAGAAACAAATCCACAAAAGAAAGAGTTACTGCAAGCTCAGATGTCAGATGCAATTGCTAATCTTGGTCTTGGTGATCAAAGGAGAGAACTTCAAAAGGCAACTATGACAAGTCAAGCAAAGGTACTTCCAAGTACAACGGAAGCAACTATTGCACGCAGCGAAACTTCTGTAATGCAAGATGAAGCAACCCAGCAGCGTTTACCTGGTCAGACAAGTCTTAGTTTGAAACAACAAGAACTTCAATCCAAGCAGCTAGATGTTGAAAATCAACTTATGGATATAGTTGGTATTGAAGGTTACGCTCAAATGAAAGCAGATGACCTCAAAACATTATCAGAAACGAAAAAGGCAAAACTTGAGCATACAAAAGCTTATGCAAGTTATCTTCAAAATAAAGGTATGGCAGATTTAATAACTGCAGCAAATAAATC